AACACAGCAACCTCAAGCACAGCAACCTCAAGCACAGCAACAAAAGACTACACAACAGCCAAACAATCAACAGGCAAGCAATGTGGTTGGCACATACAAAGGCAAACCTGTGGTTCGCAGTAAAAACGGTAACCTAGCCATTGCTGGTGTTGATGGTAAAGCAACTGTTAATACTGTAAGACCAGATCAGTTAGATAAAGCGCCAGGTGTAAAAGATCCTGCCGCACAGAAGATTGCAAAAGATGTTGGAAAAAATGTTTATGATTTTCAAAAAGCCAAACAGGCACAGAGTGCTAAAATTCCAAAACTAAAAGCAGGCATGTATGAGAATTCACAGTTGGATGCTATCATTGACAAGCATGTTACTACCATGTATAAGGGCGGACAAGTAACCATTGATCCTAAGGATCCTGAAAATTTAAAGCACGTTGCGAAGGGAGTTAAACAGGGCGCCAGTGCAGTTGACTCAGCAGTAAGCAAAGCAAAAGAACTGCATAAAAAAGGCGGACTGGATCAAGACCTAAGCAAATCAGGTGATAAAAACAAGGACGGTGATCGCAGTGATGACCAAGGTGTTAAACAGGGACTGAATAGACTGCGTACAGGACTTGGTATTAAAAATCCTCAATTGGCATTGTCAGGTATTCAAAAAATACGCAACGATCAATTAGTAAGTGCAAAAGAAAGAGAAGAAATGAAGCCTATCATGGACTTCATGGCTAATGCACTGCAAAATGATCCTGGACGTCTAGTTCAGATGATGCAAAAATACAACAAATAATTAAAGCATAATTTGTCCAGTTTCCTTGGACGTTTCAATATGGCTCTTAACCATTTTCATGATGCTATCACGTTCTTCTGGTGTGGTGTCGTAGGCTTTATCTATTGTAAGACCTCCACGCATGTACCAACAAAGGTTCACAAGGGTATCTACTATCTCCTTGCTTTCTTTATCCATTTGCTGGACCAGGTTATCAATTTCAGAAAGTGGGAGGGAGCCTACCTGGAAACGAAAAAATTTGACTGATCAAACATGACTGGAACTGCACACTCTTCTGGTGCTCCGTTCTTTACATGAATCTCCGGTGTCTTTACTTTCACAGGTTTAATTTCAAATTTTTCTCTTTGTGCATCAATGTGTTTTACAATAGCATCAAAATCATCAGCACCTAGTCCGTCTAGAAACTTGCTTATGTTAAGTGGATTAGTTTCAGTACCTTCTGGTGTCGTAATTGCAACAACTTGTTTTGCAATACCTTGAAGCCTAGTTGAACTTAGTTTAGCAAATCCTTCTTTGAATACTTTTAATTTTTCTTCTTCTTGAAGATCTGGATTTCCTAGTACCTGTGCAATTCGCTGTGTTTCCAGCGTTGCTTTGTATAGTTCTGTTTGTTGGCGATAGGTAAGCGGTTTCACTTGAAACACTAATTCGCCTACTTGTACTTCATTATCAAATGTATGTCCTTGCAAACTGTCAAGCACTGTACGCAGATCAATTTCTGTGTTCATTTCTTCGTTTACTTCTGGAATGGTAAAACTGCTTTCCATTTTTTCACCATATGTAGCAATACGGATAGCAACAATAATAGCATCAATATCTACCTGCGGAATTTCCCATGGATCTGAAATCAGCGGACAGCAGTTTTTGATCATGCCTGTGGTTGCTTCACCGTTTAGCAGTGCATCTGGTGTTTTGATTGCAAGTTCGTCTTTTGCAGTCATTGAATAAATTGGTAGTTCGCCTGAACCCGATTTTTCTAACGGATTTTCAGCATAAAATCTGCCGCCACTGGGCAAATTCAAATAGATTTTAGGTTGTCGTGCATATTTGTCTAGCACTGAACCTGTGATATTAGTTTGATTTTCCATGGTTTTCCTTGTACATAAATAATAAAGTAATAGTACTTAATAGTCTTATTTATATACGTAGTTTATGGGGTTTTTTAAAACATGGCAGTAAGAGTAGATATTCCGGGTGTAGGCGTAGTTGATATACAAGGTGCGGCCGAAGAATCCACCATGAGAGACATTTTGGCTGAACTCAAAAAGAGTGGTGGTTCTAGTGGCGGTGCAGGTGCCGGTGGTGGCAATCAAGGTGGTGGTATGGCAGGCGCCGCGGCCAGTGCTGTAAAACTTACCAAAAGCATCAATCCACTAGCAATTGGATTAGGAGCAGTTACTAAAACATTTGGAGCCTTGGGTAGAGGAACACAAATGTTGGCACAGGGTTTTGCTAACACGGTAGACGCTTTTGCTAAAGGAACACCTAAGGTTACTGATTTTGCTGACTTTATGGTTGGCATGGTACCTGGAGTATTAAAGCCATTTGCAAATGCACTTAACAGTATTATTAAAGTATTGTATGGAAACTTTACCACATTCCAAGATCTTACCAAGACAGGTATTGCACTAGGTGATGAAGTAGGTGGATTACAAACAGGGTTTAGAAGTCTTGCATTAAGTTCAGGTGAAATCAACAAAGCACTTGGTGCTCAATCTGATGGACTTGCTAGTCTAGGAACAGGATCGAGAGGTGCAAAAATTGCACTGGATATTTTACGCAGTGCTACTGATGCACAGACAATGAGTCTTGCAGAATATGGTATTAGATTTGAAGAACAAGCAGAAGCACTAACAGATTATATTGCACAGAACGCTTTAGGTTTAAGAAATCGTACTACAGATGAAGCACAACTGTTAAAACAAAGTATTGCGTATCAAAAAAATCTAAGACGTCTAAGTGAAATCACAGGACAGCAGGCAGATGATATTGCTCAGGGTATGGCCAAAGCAAACATGAACGAAAACTTCCGTTCATTCCTAGCAGGACTAGATGGTGCTACTAGAGCAAGAATAGAGAGTGTCGTTAACACAGCAGAAGCAGGATTTGGTGATGCTGGTAGAGAAGCGGCAATGGCGGCTATACTAGGTGTTGGTCCTGTCACAGATGAAGCGGCTATGCTAAGTGCTACCATGAAAGGATTTAATTCAACAATTCAAGCAGGTGTTAGCAGTGCTAGAAGTTTCCAAGGAAGCCAAGAAGATTACAACAAGATGTTGATTGGCAACTTTAGAGGGCTGGCTAATTCAAATGCGGACTTTATTCAACGCACAAGCAAAATGGGTGCTGTGTTAGGCATGACTGGTGATGCCACAGGAGCAACATTTAACAGCATTGCACGTTTTGGTAGAATCTTTGGAGGTACCTTAGAAGAAACTGCAAGTAATCTCGGCAATCTAGACAGTACAGCACGTACAAATATTGAAGTTGAAAAAAGTTTACGTAATCTACGTGGTGCTTTAATGGAGGTAGTTGCACTGCTAGGCGAACCTATGATGGGTGCCCTACAAGGTTTTGCAGGTTGGTTAAGAGAAAATACAGGATCATTGACAGAAGGAATACAAAACTTTAAAAAAGCCATGGAAGAAGAAGGCGGATTAATGAACTACATCAAAAATAGATGGAAGGCATTAATGGATTACATTTATAATGCTTTTGCAAGTAGTTTTTTAGTAAGGCAAATACTGGGCATAGATGAAACCGAACTTGCAATGAAGTCAGCAGATAAAGATGCTATGGACTTAACCAAGCCAGAACTAAGAACACTGTTTGCAGAAGCCGCTGATCCTGATGGAGCCAATTATGGTATACAACAAAAAGAAGCATTTAGAAAAGCAGGTTTATTTGATCCTAATGCAACAAATCGTGCAGGAAATGCAAAAACTCTCAACACACAAATGCATGAGTTTTATAATAAGATGTCTAGGTTTGAGGACGATAGCGGCAAAGCCACAAAAGAAGATATTGAAGCCGCCCAAGCATTTATGAAATCATTAAGAGAAAATCAATACTTCTTTGGTACAGGCACAGGCAACAATCTATTCAAAGACTTTGGTAAAGGTACACCTGCAATGCTACATGGCGAAGAAGCAGTTGTTCCAAAAAATTCACCCATGGGTAACATGTTAGGAATGATGCAGGGCATGATGGGTGACATGAAAGGTTCCATGAAGGACGGTAAAATGGATATGGGAGCAATGATGAACATTGCACAGTCAGGTGGAGCCAAACTTGATGCCTATGCCAAAGAGAATGCAGGAGCACTAAAAGCACAAGGCCGCGGAATGGTAAAAAACATGACCGGTTTGAGTGACGAACAACTTGACAAGATGGAGCAATCTAGTGTACAATCAAAACAATCAGGTAGTAAAGGTACTTCAATAAATACTGGTGCTGGCGCTATGGTTGGTAAGATGGAAGAATTAATTCGCGTAAACAAGCAGATGCTTGAAGAATTACGCAGTATGTAAGGATAATAAATGAGTTGGAAAAGATATTTTACGACAGTACCTCAGGATACTTCAGGTAACACCAGTCCTATTGTAGGCAGTGGACCAGGACCTGCTAGAACAAATTATTCAAGTTTCTTGCCAGACGTGTATACTGGTCATCCTAATCGTATTGAACGTTACAATCAATACGAAACCATGGATCAAGATAGTGAAGTAAACGCGGCATTAGATATCCTTGCAGAATTTTGTACACAAAAGAACAAAGAAAACAACACACCTTTTTATGTAAACTTCAAAGCACAAAGCACAGGTGCAGAAACAAGCATTATTAAAAGTTATCTGCAACAATGGTGTGACAGCAACAACTTCGAACGTAGAATTTTTAAGATCCTAAGAAACATTTTCAAGTACGGTGATGCTTTCTTTGTAAGAGATCCAGAAACACTAAAGTGGATGCATGTAGATCCTGCAAAAGTTGACAAAATTATTGTTAATGAAAGCGAAGGCAAAGAAGCAGAACAATATGTTATCCGTGATATTAATCCTAACTTCCAAAATTTATCAGTTACACAGATCAATGCTAATCCTTCAAGTGGTCAAGTTGACTATACCACATCAGGAGGTAGCCTAGGCAGAGGTTATGTTGGTGGTGTAAATGCAAATGCAGGTACACGTTTTGACAGACAAGACAATCAACTAGCCATTGATGCTAATCACGTGGTGCATCTAAGTCTAAGTGACGGACTAGACAGAAACTTTCCGTTTGGTAACTCACTGTTAGAAAGTGTTTTTAAAGTTTACAAACAAAAAGAATTGCTTGAAGATGCAATTATTATCTATCGTGTGCAAAGAGCACCTGAAAGACGAGTATTTTATATCGACGTAGGAAACATGCCTACACACCTTGCTATGGGATTTGTTGAAAGGGTGAAAAATGAAATTCATCAAAGACGTATTCCGAGTGCAACTGGCGGTGGAACCAATGTAATTGATGCAAGTTTCAATCCTTTATCAATCAACGAAGATTATTTCTTCCCACAAACAGCGGAAGGTAGAGGAAGTAAAGTTGAAACGTTACCGGGTGGAACAAATTTAGGCGAGATCGACGATTTAAAATTCTTTACAAACAAACTATTCCGCGGTTTGCGTATTCCAAGCAGTTATCTACCAACTGGTGCTGATGATTCAGCGGCACAGTACAACGATGGTAGGGTTGGAACTGCATACATTCAAGAACTAAGATTCAACAAATACTGTGAAAGACTTCAAGCACTGGTAAGTTATGTGTTTGATAGAGAATTTAAAATGTACTTGCATGCCAAAGGTGCAAACATTGACAATGATCTATTTGACTTAGAAATGAATCCACCACAAAACTTTGCTTCTTACAGACAAGCAGAGATGGACAATTCACGTGTAAACACTTTTGCTAGTTTACAGGAAGTGCCTTACATGAGTAAACGTTTTGCATTGAAACGTTTCCTAGGACTAAGTGCAGAAGAAATGGCTGAAAACGAAAAGATGTGGCGTGAAGAAAATTCAGATGAAGCAATCAGCAATGCAAACAGCAGTGTTGAAATGCGTGGAGGTGGCGTAACGCCAGGCGGTATGGCAAGTGATCTAGACAATCTAGGATCAACAGAGCCAGGCGAAGGCGCACCAGATCCTGCTACAGACGTAGCACCTACTCCAGATGATACAGGTCCCGCACCAGGCGGTACTGACCAAGCATAAGGTAAATAAGATTATGTTGTTGAAAGAATTTTTTTATTTTGATAAAGATGGTAAGTCTATGGGCGACGATAAAAGATACGAAGCCGATAGAGATGTTTCTGTTGTTAAAAAAGATGACACTCGAAAAACAAGACTTACACTAGAACAACTTAACAAAATTAGACGCACATCTGAGGCTAGGGAACTTGAACAAGCCAAAGAACTTGAGTTTGTTAAGATGATGTACGCACAGCCTGCTCCAGAACAAGCGGTTTAGGCTTTTTTCCTTTTTAAATAGTAACATGGAACGAGTTGCATTCGTGCTAGGCAATGGCACATCTAGAAAGAAATTTAAACTTACAAAACTAACAGGACAGGGCACGGTATATGCCTGTAATGCTATCTATAGAGATGGCTTTTATCCTGATTATCTTATTGCCGTTGACCCTAAAATGATTCATGAAATTGTAGCAAACCGTGTGCAAGAAGAAACACAGGTATGGACCAACTACAATAAAGCCTATGAAAAGTATATAGGACTTAATTATTTTACTCCTAACAAGGGTTGGAGCAGTGGTCCAACAGCATTAAACAAGGCAATTCAAGATGGCATGGAAAAAATATACATTTTAGGCTTTGATTTTGTGGGTTTAGAAAACGGTGCAAAAGTTAACAACATATATGCAGGCACTAAAAACTACAAAGGCTCCCATGAACCAGCAACATATTACGGAAATTGGCTTAGACAGACTGAAAATTGCATTAAAAATCATGCAGATAGACAGTTTATTAGGGTAGTACAGCCAGAAGATTTCCATCCAACACCATTTAATACGTTTTCTAACTATAAAACAATCAATTACAAAGAGTTCGCAGATGTTCTGCATAAGTAGTATAATGCAAAAAACACTAGATTTTTGGCCTATTTGTACCGGTAAAACTGGTTTTTTTGTAAATACAAATTGAACAGCCTTGCCTATAACTGTTTAAACTATAAAGGAGAAGATACAATGTCTAACAAATTTGAACAATTATTAGACTTGCTAGTAAACGAAGAAAAGGATAAAGCAGAGTCTTTATTCCATGATATCGTTGTAGAAAAGTCTAAAGAAATTTACCAAGGATTAATTGAGTCTGAAGAAAAAGACGAGGAAGTTGAAGAAACTGCTGAAAAAGAAAATGATGAAGCAGTAGAAGAAGCAACTGACGAAGAAGTTGATGAAGCGACTGAGGAAAAAGAAGTAGAAGAAGCAACTGAAGAAACTGAAGAAAAGGTTGACGAATTTACTGAAGTACCAGGCGAAGAATCAATTGAAGAAATTGGCGGCGACCCAGCAGACGATATGATGGCTGACATCGCGGCAGATGAAAAAGATATGGATTTTGACAAAGACGGTGAAATGGATGATCATGAAGAAGAGCATGGTGATTTAGAAGACCGTGTTGTTGACCTTGAAGACGCACTAGATGAGTTAAAAGCAGAATTTGATGCAATGTCAGGTGATGAAGCACCAGGTGACGATGCTGAAGAAGAAGCAGAAGACGAAGAAGGTGAAGAAAAGGAAGAAGAATCAGTAGAAGCCGAACTACCTATGGAAGCATCGGAAGATGAAGAAGTAGAAGAAGGAGCAAAAAAAGAGAAATCCGCTGGCGAAACTATGCGTGAATACGTAGAAAAAGTTTCTGCTCCTGCTAACAAAGAAGGCGCTGATAACACTACGAGTCCAGTAGCATCGAAAGGTGGCAAAGACTCAGGTGCAGATGGTAAAAACATTGCACAAAGTAGTGAAGAAAAGGGCGGTAGTGCACCAAAGGCAAAAGACATGGGAAAATCTTTCGAGAATGAACCAGGTTCAAAAGCCGGCGACACTTTAAAACCGGCATCTGTTAAAAAGAGTGCTGAATAATTGTTGATAAAGGAGGCCCAATGGCTTACTTAAGAGAAAATTTGACCTTTGACCAAGCACAGGTTACCCTAGAGTCTAAAGGAGAAGGAGATTCGAAAGATCTTTATCTCAAAGGCATCTGTATCCAGGGTGGTGTTAAAAACGCTAACCAGCGTGTATACCCTGTTTCCGAAATAGGCAACGCTGTAAAGACTCTAAAAGATCAAATTTCAGGCGGCTATTCAGTTCTTGGTGAAGTAGATCACCCAGATGATTTAAAAGTAAATCTGGACCGTGTCAGCCATATGATCACTGATTGTTGGATGGACGGTCCAAATGGTTTTGGTAAAATGAAAGTTTTACCGACTCCGATGGGTAACCTAGTTAAAACAATGTTGGAAAGCGGAGTTAAACTAGGAGTATCCAGCAGAGGTAGTGGAAACGTTAATGAGTCAACAGGCGAAGTTAGCGAATTCGAAATTATCACGGTCGACGTGGTAGCACAACCTAGTGCCCCTGGCGCTTACCCTACACCAATCTATGAACACTTTATGAATACTAATGGTGGTTATAGTGCGATTAGGGCCGCACAAGGTGTCCATGAGGACATCAAGGCGCAAAAATACTTGAAAGAACAAGTACTAAGAGTCATAAAAGGCTTGCAGTAACAAAAAGGAGAGACACGATGAGTGACGTTTTTAATAAACTTTTTGAAACTGGGTTAATTAGTGAAGAAGTGCAAACTGAAATTACTAATGCTTGGGATACAAAAGTTAAAGAACACCGTGATAGTGTTACTGCTGAACTACGTGAGGAATTTGCTAGTCGTTACGAACATGACAAACAAAACATGATCGAAGCGATTGACAATATGGTTTCAGAGCGTTTGGAAAAGGAAATGGCTGAGATTGCTGAAGACAAGAAAGCACTTGCTGAAGAGCGTGTTGCTTACAAGGCTAAAGTAACTGAGCATTCCAATAAACTGCAAGAGTTTGTGCTCCGTCAGTTGACCAAAGAAATTTCAGAGTTAAATGAAGACCGTAAAAAGGTTTCAGAAAACTTTGGAAAACTCGAAGACTTTATTGTAAATCAACTAGCGAAGGAAATTACTGAGTTCGCAGAAGACAAAAAAGATCTTGCTGAAACTAAGGTACGTTTAGTTGCCGAAGCGAAAGCAAAACTTAATGAAGTGAAAAAATCATTCATTTCAAAGAGTGCTAAGGTGGTAGAGACTGCTGTTAACAAAAAGTTAGCATCAGAAATTGCTCAACTCAAAGAAGACATCCATGCTTCAAGAGAAAACCACTTTGGTAGAAAAATATTCGAAGCATTTGCTAACGAATACAATGGATCATTCTTAAATGAAAAATCAGAAACTGCAAAGTTATTGAAAGTAATTAAAGAAAAAGACATTGCATTGGCAGAAGCAGAGAAAACCATCACAGAGAAGGCTACATTGGTTGAATCTAAGGAATCTGAAATTAACAGAGCCAAAGATGAAGCAAACCGTGTTAAAGTGATGAACGAGTTGCTAACACCACTAGGTAAAGACAAGAAGGAAATCATGTCAGAACTATTGGAAAGTGTTGAAACTGCAAAGTTAAACACTGCATTCGAAAAGTATCTACCAGCAGTGATGGCACAGAAGACTACAGAGAAAAAGGCTATTATTAATGAAGGCACTGAAGTAACAGGCAATAAAACTGAAGTTAAGGTAGAAACTAATTCGAACTTAATTGATATCCGCAGATTAGCGGGATTAAACTAATAAGGAGAGACAAAAAATGTCAAATATGATCAATGAAAATTGGCAAGAGACAAAAGGTGCACTTCTTGAAGGTCTAGATGGATCTAAGAAAAGTGTAATGGATGTCACTCTCGAGAACACTCGTAAGTATCTCGCTGAGGCGGCTTCCAGTGGTGCAACTTCCGCAGGGAATGTAGCAACTCTAAACAGAGTCATTTTGCCAGTAATTAGACGTGTAATGCCAACAACAATCGCTAACGAAATTGTTGGTGTACAACCAATGACTGGACCTGTAGCACAGATCCACACATTAAGAGTACGTTATGCTGAAACATTCGACACAGCAACAGCAGGTGAAGAAGCACTATCACCATTTAAGATTGCTGAAGGATATTCAGGTAACGCATCTGATAACGCGGCTGACGCAACAGCGACACTTGAAGGTACAGCAGGCAAAAAGATGTCAATTCAAATCTTAAAACAAGCAGTAGAAGCGAAAACACGTAAACTATCTGCTCGTTGGACTTTTGAAGCGGCACAAGATGCTCAAGCACAACAAGGTATCGATGTTGAAGCAGAAATCATGGCGGCTTTAGCACAAGAAATTACTGCTGAAATCGACCAAGAGATCATTCAGTCTTTAAGATCTTTAGCGTCAGTTGAAGAAACTTACAACCAAGCGGCTGTATCAGGTACTGCTACTTTCGTTGGTGACGAACATGCGGCTCTTGCTGTTCTAATTAACAGAACTGCTAACAAGATCGCACAAAGAACACGTAGAGGAGCGGCTAACTTCGCTGTTGTTAACAACCAAGCGTTGACTATGCTACAATCTGCTACAACTTCTGCGTTCGCACGTACAACTGAAGGTACATTTGAAGGCCCAACTAACACAAAATTTGTTGGTACATTAAACAACTCAATGCGTGTTTATGTTGACGCTTACAAAGCAGACCTAACAACAGGTACAGACAACGATGCAATCTTAGTAGGTTACAAAGGTTCATCTGAAGCAGATGCGGCGGCATTCTACTGCCCATACATTCCGCTAATGTCTTCAGGCGTTGTTCTTGATCCAGCAACTTTTGAGCCAGTAGTTTCGTTCATGACTAGATATGGTTATGTTGAGTTAAACAACACAGCATCATCTCTAGGTAATGCAGGTGACTACGTAGGTAAGGTTGCGATCAACGCGGCAAACGTATCTTTCTCTTAATAGAGATTATACAACTACACGAAAAGGGCGGCTTTATGTCGCCCTTTTTTATTGGGTAAATACTAGTGATGAAACAGATAGAAATATCGCTAGATTGGCACGACGTTGAAACAGAACTAAGAGAGTTAACAAAAACTGCTCCTGAGTTCAGATTCAATGTAATTAAGTTTTGCAACAGCATCCAAAAAGAAGTGCGTAAATTAGCAGACATTGAAATAGATATACGCAGACGTCCGACAGACAGTCTTCAAATTAAACACAGAGAAAAAGCAAAAGAAATCAACGAAGCAGTAAAATTGTTTACACAAACCCACCTTATGCATCTATTCACTAGGGTAGACTAAATAATACTGTCATTCAGGAGCCTACATGTAGTAGGACTTATGCGGACCAACCGCGTAGACCCTAGAACGGCATATTTAAAACAAAGGAGAATATAATGGGACGTCCAGTAAATTCAAATAACTTTGGTGCAACAGGTGATGATACTACACCTACAGTGCCAATTCGCTTTCAATCAGGCGGATCAGTAATTGAAGGTTACATTCTATCTCAGCGTGGTACGAACAAGTTTAACTGTTCAAACGATGCTGGATCAGTAACTGAAGTATGTAGATTAACAACAGATGGTTCTGCACCTAACGCTAACGGTGAGGCTCAAATTATCGGTATCGTTGATGGCGGTGGTGATGCAGTAGCAGTCAAAAAACTTTTCAATAGAACAGCAGTTGATTATGATGGCAATCGCTACACTTGGGAAGCACAAGATGACTCATCTGAATCACTATTAATCTTAACAGCAATCTAATTGCATTTGGGAAGAGGGCAAATTCGTTTGCCCTTTTCTTTTGACTAAATAATAATATTAAGTGTTAGGAATCATAACAAATGGCTGTTGACGTAGTAAAAGTATCAGGAGATTACAAGATTGTTGCCGCTTCGAGCGGAACAATTACGCTAGATACTGGCGTAGAAAGAGGCGATGTAGTAGTTACAGGTAACTTGACTGTACAAGGAAATACTACAACAATTGACACTGCTAATCTAAATATTGAAGATAACGTTTTACTTTTAAACAAAGGTGAAACTGGAGCAGGAGTTAGCCTTAACACAGCAGGTATTGAAATTGACAGAGGAACAGAAAACAATGCAAGTTTGCTGTTCAACGATAGTATTACATATACACTTCCAAATGGTGGTACAGGTACTGGTACTTACACATTCAAAATTGGTGATTCATTAGCGGCTATTAGAACCCACTATGTAACAACCGAAGGTGAAGATTTAGTATTATTAGGAGCAGATGCACCTACAGCAAAACTTAGTGTGCGTGGTACTACAAACTACGAAAACGGATTAACAGATGATGATATTCCTAATGTTAAGTATGTTAACGAAGCATTTGAAACTATTGCTATTCCTGTTATTTCTACAGGAAACACAAGTGTAAGGGTTGAAGATCTTCAAGAAGGTGATGCAGAAAGCAATATTGTTGGTAAAGTGGATAACATTACAAAGTTGTTTATCAATAGTGATAGAATTGAACTAGGCACAATTACACTCGATGACAACACAATTAGAGCAACAACTTCAAACGATGAATTAATTTTACAAGCAAACGGTACAGGATCTGTTGTAGTAGATGAAGTATTAAGTATTGCTAATCCTGTAAGCAGTGCGCCTGCAGGCAATAGTGGTAGATTAAAACTATATGTACAGTCAGAAGGCGCCGGCGGAACTGGCCTATTTTTTGTAAATAACACTACTAGAGATGAGATAACTAGTAAAAGAAAAGCAATGCTCATGAGCATGATATTTTAGGAAAAAAGATGGCGATTACGAACCAATTTATTGATGCGGCACTTACAACAGTTTATACATCTTCTGGTGAAAATGCAATCACCACTATGATTTTCTGTAACTACCAAGATGCTGATAACATTCCAGGCGATAACACACTTACTGAAGCAGATACATTTTTAAGTGTTTATGTTGTACCTAACGGAGAAAGTGCAGTAGATTCAAACAAAATTCTGCATAACTTAAAAATTCCAGGCGGCGAAACTTTTATCATGGATACAGAAAAATTTGTATTAGAAAACGGTGATAGAATTATCTGCGAAACAACATCACCTGCTACAATCACAGTAACTATTTCAACTATAGCGGTGTAATATGAGATTTGTAAAACAGCAACAACTTAATCCTAAACTTATAGAAGACAGATCAGTATTTGTTGGCGTAGACGGTGCTGTGAGTTTTGAAGGTGGTACTGGCGGTCTAGTAATTGGTGGTGGAGAAACTGATGAAAGAGGATCACCATCCAACGGACAAATTAGATACAACACCACAACAGGTAACCTAGAAGCCTATGTAAACAATAACTGGGAAACAATTCAAACAGACAGAGCAAACCTAGTAAGTATTCAGAATCTTGGAACAGGTGATGCTTCTGAAACATCATTTGGTCCACTAAGTCCTACACCAGTACGTGCAGAAAGTATTCTTGTATTGGTTGAAAACGTTGTGCAGATTGCAGGTGTAAACTATACACTTACAACTAACGGTGATGGCACAAAGCAAGTAAAATTTGATAGTGCTGTGCCACTAGGAAAAGACGTTACAGTGATACATGGTTTTGATGGATCACAGGTAGACAATACTTAATAATTAAACACTCTCCTTAGGTTTTTCCAAAATAAACTAAATAATATTAATTGCAGAATGACCGTATCATCTGCAAGGACAATACTGTGGTCAACCCGCAATGTAATGTGGTTGGAGGGACAGGATCCCCGCTTATAAGGAGAACACAATGGCCGTCGGTCGTATTTCGGGTCCGTTGTTAAAGGCTAACCTACTTCGTAATGGTGTAGATTTAGCATTTGAAACGGATTTATTATATCTAGATGTAACAAACAACCGCATTGGCGTTAAAAAGTCGAATCCTTCTTATGAGTTGGACATTAACGGAACTGTACAAACCACAGACTGGATTGCTACAAACTCAGCAACAACCGGTAACTTAACATTTTCAGGAAACACAATTAGCAGTACACTTGGTACTATTGAACTAACACCAAGTGGAGGCGACCCTGTGATCTATCACTCAAAACTTAGAGTTGATAGTCTTGAAATGAATGACAACACAATCAGCACAATTGATTCAAATGCTTCTATTGAATTGAATCCAAACGGCTCTGGAACAATCGAATTATTAGCAAACACAAACGTAACTGGTAACTTATATGCTACGGGCAATATTACAGCCGGCGGCAATGTCAATATTGGTGATCAAGACACCGACACAGTAAGTTTCAAAGCAGATGTTGTATCGAATATCGAACCTGATATTGATGACACTTATTCATTAGGTACACCCAGCAAACGTTGGAAATCTGCAAATTTAAGATCAGCAAATATCAGTGATATTCAAATTGTTGATAACATTATCGAAACAATTGACAGTAACGAAGATTTAACTATCAGAGCCAATGGTACTGGTAAAGTTAGAATAGAAAATTTACAGTTAAATGACGAAGGTAACACTTATTACGTAACTGAAAATGGTGATGATACGGAAGAAGGCACTAGCATTGACAGTGCTTATGCTACCGTAGCGAAAGCATTGTCAGTTGCAACAACTGGTGATACAGTAAAAATTAGTCCAGGTGTGTACACGGAAGTATTTCCTTTAGACGTTCCTGCAGGGGTTAGTGTTAACGGTGCTGGTATTAGATCTACAGTGATTAAACCAACAGCAGGCACAAACAACAAAGATGCTTTTCATCTACGCAGTGCAACAACAGTACAACACTTAACGATCAAAGATATGTTTTATGACAGTGCTAACGACACTGGTTATGCTTTTGCTTATGCACCAGCAGGATCATTAAGCGTACCACTACAGTCTCCATATATTATTAACTGTACAATTCTTAACAGAGGAAGTGTAACAACATCTGATGATCCATATGGGTTTGCATCAGGTGATGCAGGGCGTGGGGCTAAGGTAGATGGAAGTTTAATTACATCAGGGTCAATTGAAGCGGCTATGCTGTTTAATGACACTACATTCTTCTGTCCTAACCAAGTCGGTTTGTTAATGACCAACGGTGCTAGAGTAGAATGGCTAAACAGTTTTATATACTTTGCAGATAAAGGTATGGTAGGACAATCAGGAACTGCTGGCCGTGGAGGTGATGGTAAAACAAAAGTAGATATTACAGGTGCTTCTGGAACTTTCAACGATGGCGACACTGTAACACTTACTTCTGAAGACGGTTCCACTGTTCTTGCTACAGGTACTATTGAATCTACAGAATCAGTAGGCGGTAATACTAGATTAATTTTTGATGGTAAGGTAACAGGGTTTGTTCTAAATCCAGACAGGGAATCAAAAACAATTAGCCTTACAGGTAACACACAAATTAGTACAGCACAGAAAAAGTTTGGTACAGGAAGTTTATACTTTGACGGTACAGGTGATAGTGCAACGGTATCAAGTGCAAGTGACTTTGGTTTTGAAACAGCCAACTTTACTATTGAAGCATTTTTTAGATTTGACAACGTAACAGGAACACAATACTTGTTTGATTTTAGATCAAGTGCTAGTGATACTGCTCCTTCAATTTATAATAACGGCGGTACATTGTATTTTGCGGAAGGTGGTACAGATAGAATTACTGGAACATCTACGCTTTTAGCAAACACATGGTATCATATTGCAGTTGCTAAATCAAATGATGGAACAAAAATGTTTTTAAATGGTTCACAAGAAGGACCTATTTACAATGACCAAAACAACTACGGTACAGCCAATGCAATGGCCATTGGTGCTGACTGGGAAAACAACAACGAATTCAATGGATATGTTGATGAACCTAGAGTAACCAAAGGGTTGCCTAGATACCTTGGATCGTACACAGTGCCTACAGCAGAATTCACTGGAGATCCTACAACTGTATTCCTTTCACATTTCAACGGTGCTAACGGTGCAACAACAGTTACAGAAGATGTAGATGTTGCACTAGACATTGAATCATCAAGTGGTGGTACTGCAACAGGGATTCAATTTATTGACCTAAAACAGTTTGGTGCTGAACTAAGATCAATTGGTAGTGCAAACGTTTATGGTAACCAAGGTGTTATCGCAGACGGCGAAGGTGTGCTACTTAGACTTATTAATCATAACTTTGGTTACATTGGTGTAGGTAAGAGCCTAGACAATGACGTTTCACAGGTAGTACAAGCAAACGAAATTACACAAACCAACGGTGGTAAAGTGCTGTTTAGTTCAATTGATCAAAGCGGTGACTTTAGAGTTGGTGATGCGTTTACTGTAGATCAAGAAACAGGTAACGTTACATTTACTGCAAGTTCGTTTGATATTAGTTCATTGTCTGGATTAACTTTCACTGACGGCGGCAGTACAACTATTGTAGATCCAAGTAAAGTTGAAACAGGTAACATTAGAATTGCAGGTAACCAAATTATCACAACAACTGGTAACCTTACACTAAATCCAGATGGAAGTTCAGACGTTGTAATTGATGGTAACTTATCTATCACAGGTGGATTCAACGAAATTCGAGACCAAGACGGTGATACAAAAGTAAATGTTGAAAGCACATTTGGTGCTGACGAAGATAGAATTAATTTTGATGTACAAGGTTCTACCATTGCTTATGTTGATTCCGATGGATTCAATGCAACATCATTTATTTCAGACGAAGTTAAACTTGTTAACAACTCTGTACAAACATTTAGAGATAACAATAATTTAGAAATATTTGCCCATGGTACAGGTTATGTAGATTTAAACAGTACAAACGCATTTAAGATTCCAGCAGGAACAACAGTTCAAAGACCAAGCACACCTGTAAATGGTATGTTTAGATACAATACTTCAAGCAATGTATTTGAACTTTACAGTGACGGATTTTGGAATGCAGTAGGTGGTAGTGTAAGCGGTGTTGTTGACCAAGACCTTGACACTTATATTACAGCAGAATCGTCACCGGGCACAGATGATGATACTTTTAGATTCTATTCTGCCTCAAGCGTGGTAGCAGACCTAGATGGAACAAGATTTAACACAGATCAAATACATGTTAATACAATTGGTACAGAAACAACCAACCAAGACCTTACTTTAGCGCCTAATGGCACTGGTAAAGTGGTAATTGGCGACATGGAGATTGATCAAACAACAAATACAATCACTAACACAGCCAGTGATGATACGATAAATATCAGTGTTACAGGGGAAGGTTACGTTGATTTTACTGGAACATATGGTTTTAAGGTACCAGTAGGTGACGACGACGATCGTCCAGTTAGTAACCTAGCAACAGGTCTACTAAGATATAACACTGCCCAATCTAGACTAGAAATTTGGAGCGGGTCAAGTTGGACATCGGTTGTAGGACAACAGGGTGGTATTACTTTTGCAGAAGCAGAGGATTTATCATTCATTAATGCGTTAATATTTGGATAGGAATAGACAATGGCAAACATATTAAAAACAGCAGTAATAGCAGACGTAGGAAAATTACCTATTGATGCATTTACAGTTGCTTCAGGAAGAAAAATTATTGTTATTGGTTGTTCTCTAACAAACAAAAAAGATTCAACTGTGCTAGGCAGTGTTTTAGTAAAAGATCCAGGCAGTGTTACTGCTCACTATGTAAAGGATCTACCAATAGCACCTAATAGTTCAGCAAGAGTAGTTAATGGTGGAGAAAGATTAGTTTTAGATGCTAATCATGTGTTACAGGTTCAGTCTAGTTATGCAGACAGTATTGATGTAGTGATTAGTTACGCTGAACAAACATAATAGGAGGAAGCAATGGCAAGTTATGTAGGACAAGGTGAACAGCAACTTATAGACGGAATGGGTCCGAGATATTTCTACGGAATTAGAAAACAGGATGACGGATCTGTGTATCTTGCTGAAGTTGATCAACTTAGCCAAACAGATACAATTACAATTAACGTACCAGGTGAAGTTGCTGAAAACTATGACGGATTTGATTTTGGTCAAGACTTTTTTGAAGGTAGAGATGTTAACCATGAAAAAGTTTTTCAAAATTTAAAATATGAACAATACAGATGGGACTATCAAAAAATTAATTATTACATCAATGATGACGGTAACTTGGTTGCAAGATTAAATCAACCATATGATCGTACATAATAAATATGGAAGTATAAAACATGGCACAATTTAAACTAGACAGATTTACTTACTCATACGCCGGAGATTGGGCGGAGAGTACTGCCTATAAGTTAGATGACATTGTTACAGTAGACGGTAACGTTTATTTCTGTACCAAAGCACACACATCAAACGCAGATTTTTACTTTGACTTCCTATATGATTTTACATACCCTGCACCATACAGTGCATCAGATAATATCAACGATGCTTTTGATTTTAGTGCTGAAGTAGGAGGACAAAATAATACTGTTGATGGTACTGGTTTAGATTTTACTGTTACACGTTCTGGAAAACAATATACAGTTGCAATTAAAACCAACGGTGGCGGTAGAAACTATGTACAAGCAGAAACACTAGTTGTGCCTGGTGACCAACTAGGTGGTGTCAGAGGAACCAACGATGCTACTGTTACTATTGCAACAGTTGATAATGTAGACAGCGGTGGTGTGATCATTCCAGGTGTTGTACAAAGTTTGACTGTAACAGGTACACCTGCAGAAACAAAATGGGAATTACTAAGTGATGGTTTAAGTTGGAGAGGTGCTTGGACTGCAAGTACAGGAACGCCAGGCGAAAATGATTATGTTGCATCTAGATATTACATTAATGATTTAGTTAGTAAAGCAGGACAGGTATGGAAGTGTGTACAAGGACACATAGCAACAACTGATGCTGTATTTGGATTAGAAGATAACATTAGATATTGGACTCTACTTTCAAAAGGTAGTAACTGGCGCGGCGACTGGGAAGGCTTTACAGATTATGTGCCAGGTGATGTTGTGCGTTACGGTGGTAACACATGGCGTTGTGAATTAAAACACACATCTGGAACCAATGCCCAAGGATTAGATTACAACGCAAGTAGTTGGGTGGCTGTTAGAAAAGGTGATGCTTTTGTTGACGCATGGGCTACAACGACAAATTACAAAGTTAATGATGTTGTAAGATACGGTGCTTATGTTTATCGTTGTACAGTAGCACACACATCAGCAGGAACTTTTGCTGATGGATTAGAAGATGATATTTCAAGTTGGGAAATTGTTCTTACTGGTGTAGACTGGAGAGGTACATGGCAGTTTAACACAAAATATACACTAGGTGACTTGGTAAGATACAGTCAAAATGTTTATCGTTGTGTGCAGACACATACAACACCACAAACTGATGATTCAAGCGTTGAAGATTTCAATACATTATACTGGGAAGTTTATGTAACGGGTTTAGCCGCAGAAGGCGAATGGGACACTGATGAAGAATATCAACCTGGTGATATTGTTCAATATGGTGGATATTCTTACTACGCAAAAACATTTAACTCTGCAAAAACTCCGTCAATTAACAGTTCAGACTGGGAAGTATTAAGTGAATGGTACAGTTACAAAGGCGCATGGAGCACAGCAGAATCATATAAAGTAGGTGAAGTTGTTAGCAATAATGGTTTCTTGTATTGGTGTACAACAGACAACAATGCCGCAAGACCAGATTCAGGAGATAACACAGGCTACTACAACATTGAAGTAGTCAACAACAAGTATGTTTGGAATGGCACTGAAACTCCAGATTTAACTTTCCTTAGAGGCAATACATACACTATTGATCAAAGCAGAACCAGCAACGACAGTAGACCTATGTATGTTGCTACACACAAAGATGGTTTGCAAAGTTCATCAGAAGACGGTGCAGAACTAGCAAAAGGTGTAAGTGTTACATATCTATTAGATGACGAAGATGTCAAAACACTAGAAGCATATGACTCAGGATTTAACAGTGCAGGTGCAAGAAGAATAATTGTTAAAATTGAACCTGATTGTACAGATACATTCTACTTTGCAGATTATAACAATGCAGGCACTAATGGTGATGCAGATGTAAGTGTAACAGGTAGTGCAAACTGGGACGTATTAATGCCTGGTGTCAGTTATAGAGGCACATGGGACGACGTTGCTCCGGACTCTACTACCACAGAATATCAATTAGGTGATATTGTAATCTGGGCAGGTACTGCATATAGATGTATAAAAAGACACAGTGCATTAGTTGTAGGATCAAGACCGGATAATGATGTCAAAAAAGATGTGCCAGAGTATTGGGTTTTATATGTACAAGGTAAGAAAACAAATGCACTAGCACGTAAAGGTGATATAAAAAGTTTCCAAGCAGATAGTAATATTAGAATACCTGTAGGTGATGCTGGTACTGTTTTAAAAGCATTAGAACAAACTATTGAAGATAGTACAAATACACGCGGACCACAATGGCAGTTGTTTAACGAAGTTGATAATGTATTCTATGTTGCACTAGATGGTATTGATGCCGCTGACAGAGGTAAAACTGAAACCAATGCATTTAGAACAATCAAGTATGCTTGTGATCATATTCAAGCAAATATTTCAACACTGAGTCCTGCAACAATTTTTGTAGGCACAGGTGAATACAAAGAACAACTTCCAATTAAGGTTCCAAAAGATGTTGCTATTGTTGGACAAGAATTACGTAGCACAGTAATTAGTCCGCAGGCAGGTGACGAAGATACTGACATGTTCCATGTAAAAAATGGTTGTGGAATTAGAAACTGTACGCTAAAAGGACTAGTAGGTACGCTAGGAAACGCAAATGCTTACGGAACTAGAAGACCAGAAAACGGTGGACCGAGTTTTGTAAGTTTAGATCCAGGCAGTGGACCTAGTGATTCAGATGTATGGGTAAACACAAAATCAACCTATGTACAAAATGTTACAACGTTTGGTACCGGTTGTGTTGGAATGAAGATTGACGGCGGCCTGCACGATGGCGGTAATAAATCTATTGTTGCCAATGACTTTACACAGGTAATCAGTGGAGGTATTGGTGTTTGGGTATTAGGCGGCGGTAGATCAGAACTTGTTTCTGTGTTTACATACTACAACCACATTGGTTACCTAAGTGAAACAGGCGGAAAAATTCGTGCTACTAACGGTAACAATTCATATGGTGATTTTGGATCAGTTGCTGAAGGATATGATTTGCTTGAAACACCGATCGAAGCAGATGTAAACAACAGATCAGGCGAAGCAACTGTAAAAGAGATTTTAACTGATCTTGATAATGAAATTTACTTCTTAGGTTATGACCATGCAGGTCAAGATTATACCAGTGCAAGTGTTAAGGCAGTGTCAGGTACAGGTTCTGGACTACAAACAGAATTTTTAGAATTTAGAAATAATGCACTTTCAACTGCAAGAATTTTAGATCCAGGTGACTCAACAACAGCAGGCGGCTTAGGATATGAAGTTATTCAAGGTAATGCACAAAGCGGTGATGCAACTGGATTGTTCCTAGATCAAACTACTACAATTGAAGATAGTTCGGGTGTGTTAGATGGAAAACGTATTTTCATTTATCAAGGACAAGGTAAAGGACAGTTTGGATACGTTGATAGTTATGACCCGTCAACTTATCGTTGTGAAGTAAAACGTGAAAGTGATGATCAGCCGGGCTGGGATCATTTTATTGTTGGTACACCTATTCGAAGTGCATTTGATGAAACAGCAGGATATCAAATTGAACCAAGGGTACAATTCCAAAAACCACCTTATGTGCAAGAAGCAATAAACCTACAAACCACACTTGATTACAAAAGCATTGCTTGGGGTAATGGAAAATTTGTCGCTGTAGCACAAAGTGAATTCGGTCAAGCAACAACGGATCAATTTGTTTACAGTACAGACGGAACAAGTTGGACCAACGCTACATTTGACGGTAGCAACATGCCGCAACAAACAGGCGCATGGACATGGGACGATGTTGTATATGGCGGCGGCAAATGGGTAGCAGTAGCAAAACAAGGTGTTGTTGCGGTATCCAATGATGGTATTACATGGACATTATCAGAACTAGGTGAAGATAGTAGTGGTGTTACTAGAAGACAGGTACGTTATGGTGAAAATGAAATTAGAACACAGACTTTTGTTGTAACAACATCACAGTATGGTAGTAATAAAGTTTATCACTTTGATCTAGCATCTAACACCGCACCTGATATTACACTAACTGCTGATAGTAAATTTATTTTCAATCAAAATGATGCAAGTAACGCAGGTTCACCGATCTATCTAAGTTCAACACCAGACGGTATTGGCGGTGGCGGTGACGCATGGACACAAGGTGTAAAATATTATTTAGATAATGTAGAACAAGATGACTTAGCCGCGTATGCCGCAGGATTTGATGATGCAAACACTAGAAGAGTAGAAATTACTGTTCCAGCAGATCTTGTAGGCACAGACTTTTATTACGTAAACTACAACGAACAAGGAAGTAATATTAGAACAGATAGTACCTATGCAAAAGTGATTGTAAATGGTAGAAAAGAATTTGTTATTACAGGCGAAGGCACTACACAATATTATCAAAGTTTAGATCTTGGTGCAACATGGACAACTAAAACATTGCCGAGTGCAGAAAGTTATGGCGGTGGTGTAAGAGCATTAGAATATGGCGCAGGACGTTTTGTTGCAGTTACACAAGACTTTGATAGTTCGGTAACACGTATGTACATTAAACGCTCTGGTGCAGAACAGTTTGACGAAAAGTTTGTTTCGGGCCCGGACATGAGTAACTTTAATGACATGGTATTTGGTAATAATATTTTCCTTGCTACTAAATCAGGTAGTGACAGTGTATTCATTAACAATAGCCAAGGCGAAGGTGAATGGTATGAGTGGACTGGTAGATTACCTACAACAGGTGATTGGAAATTAGGTTACGGTCAAGGTATATACTATGCATTCAAGCCTAACACAACAGAACTAGCAATCAGTGAAGATGGCATGATCTGGGAAGCAAAAACTTTACCTGATTCAAGAGCGTGGACAGACATTGCAGTTGGTACTCCAACAGGTGGTGTTGCCACGGTGCTTGTTGCAAGTGGAAATCCACTTCAAGGTTCAGGTGAGCCTAATGGTATGCGTATCCAAGCAGGAAGAAGACCTTTCGGTAGAGCAAAGATTTCAAACAAAAGACTTGATAGCATTTTAATTTATGATTCAGGTAGTAATTATACATCATCACTCGGTACTGTGGAAGAACAAACAACATACACGGTTACTGTTGGTAGAAACACAGCAGATGATGCTAACGTTTACTACATCGACGGAGTAGAAAATCCACAACTTAACTTTACAGAAGGTAAAGTTTATGTATTCAATTTAAATGATGCTTCACTAGGTGAATATCCTGAAGATGGTGACCCTCATCCATTTGGTTTCAGCACTACAGGACTGAATGGACCTATCAATTATCAAAAGAATGTGATTTATAAACTAGGCGGTCAACGTAAGAGTTATGCAGATTACATTGCAGGCTTTGAAGAAGCAACTGAAAGATCGATAACAATCCATGTTCCTTTTGATGCACCTACTACACTATATTATGTTTGTAACTTACATAATGGTATGGGAAATCAAATTAATATTTCAGAAACAACAGATCTAGCAGTAACTATTACAGATCCGTTAGTAAGTGCATTACCTAACCTTAAATTAAGATTAGCAGACGGTGTTCTTACACAGCCAAGTTATATTAACAGAGGTACAAAATTTAGAAGTGCAACAGCAACACTAGAAGGAACAGGTTTAGCAGATAGATTCCAACTAGGCAAAAATATTAAAGTAACAGGACTTACAAGAGAACCAGGGCCAGGTGCTAACCTTACATTTGCAAGTATTCGCTATAGAAACTATCTTGTTACAAAAGTTTCAGACGTAACCGGTACAGCACCAAACTTATCTGCGACACTACAAGTTAGTCCGCCAATTGGTAGAGATGAATCACCTCCACATGGCGATGATATAACAATTCGTGAAGATTACAGTCAGGTTCGTTTAACATTCCATGACTTCCTAGACATTGGTACTGGTAACAAAAATAGCACACGTTATCCTATTAGATATTTAGAAGGATTTGTTGAAGGCGCAGATAACAGCACTCAGCCTGATCAAGAAACAGACTTTAGTGATAGTGGTAGAGTGTTTTACTCGTCAACAGACCAAGATGGTAACTTTAGAGTAGGTGAATTATTTGAAGTTGAACAAGCAAGTGGTATTGTTACAATCAACGCTGATCAGTTTGATTTGTCAGGACTTTCTGAAATTTCACTAGGTGGTGTTACATTAGGTGGCACGGGTGCTGTTATTAGAGAGTTTTCAATTGATCCGCTGTTTACAGCAAACAGTAATACAGTTATACCGACGCAAAAGGCTATTGCGGCATACGTAAGATCACGTATTACAGGTGGTGGTTCTACTGTCAACGTTAACAAGGTTACAGCAGGTGTTATTACCACAGGTGATAGCGGTCAAGCAATGGAAACAACTGATGGTAGTGTAATTGAAATGAAAACAAAAATGACGTTTGAAGGCGGTGTAGACGGGAATATGGCGGCCTGGGCGTTTTTTGGCTCAGGAACGCATATTGCTATTGCTGACGATATGGGCGGTACTGAAGAAGCGGCACAATTTGGAGATCCCGTGTATAATGGGGAAGACCAATAAATGGTAAATACAATGGTAATTGGAGTAAACAATGGCTGAATTTTTATTAGGTAGAATTAAATTTGTTTGGAAAGCAACTTGGACAGCGTCAACTGCTTATGTTAAAGATGATGTCATTAAGTACGGCGGACAAACTTATATTTGTACTAATCCACACACATCTACATCAGACTTTTACACAGACGATTCTAACTGGAATGTGTTTGCAGACGGTCAAGAATGGAAAGATGACTGGGCAGTAAGTACGTATTACAAGAAAAATGATATTGTAAAATACGGTGGTTACTTATATGTTGCTAACACTGCTCATACTTCAGCAGACACAATTACAAAAGGTCTAGAGTTTAATCAGTCAGACTGGGATCTTTATGCAGAATTCTTCAATTACAGAAATGATTGGGAAGTAAGCACACGTTACAGAATTAATGATGTTGTAAAATATGGTGGTACAGAATATATTTGTATTGATGACCACACTTCTAATGGAACATATTCAACAGACAGTGATGGTTTAGAATCTGATAACAACGGCAGAGTATTAACTGTTGACAGTATCTCACCCGCAGACACTGACAGAACACAGGGAACTTACACAGCACTTGTTCCTACTGGAGGTTCAGGCTCAGGATTAGAAGTAACAATTGATGTTGACAACATTGGCGGTGTTGCAATTACAATTACTGATAACGGTACAAACTATGTTGTTGGTGACACACTATCTATTCCAGATTCAAGTTTAGGTGGCGGTGGTGCCGCTGATGTTACATTCAACGTTGCAACAGTAGCAGATCGTTGGAATATTTTTGCAGAAGGTTTTGATTGGAAGAACAACTGGACAGCAGAAACACGTTACAGAAAAAATGATCTAGTACGCTACGGTGGACAATTATATCTTTGTATTACAGGACATAGATCAGGAACAACTAGTGAAGGCTTAGAAACAGACCAAGCCAAATGGCAGTATTTCCATAAAGGTACTGAATATAGAGGCGATTGGACTAGTGGCACACGTTATAGAATTAATGATCTTGTTAAAAGTGGATCAAGTGTTTGGATTTGTACTACATATCACACAGCAACAAACAGTTTTAGAGCAGACCAAGCAAATTGGGAACAGTTTGTACCAGGCTTAGAATTTGAAGATAGTTGGGCTATTGGTACTGAATATCAAAAAGGTGACATTGTTACATACGGTGGTTACAGTTACATTGCTATCACAAACAATGTTGGTTATCCTCCATACAGTTCTACAAGTGAATGGAAATTATATCTAAAAGGATTTAACTTTGTAGGCGAATGGGGTGAAGACTCATCAACACAAGATTACTACGCAGGTGATGTAGTAAGATTAGGCGGGTACACATATTTGTGTATCAAAGATACTGTAGCAACAGAACAGAAGCCACCTAATGCTACATACTGGACACAGTTGAACGAAGGGTTCAATTGGACAGGTGACTGGGCTAATTTAACAGATTACAATTTAGGTGATATTGTTTACTATGGTGTAAACAGTTATGTTTGTGTGTCAGCACACTCTGCGGACCAAGCCATTGCACGAAACAGACCAGATCAAGATACAGACGGTTCTGAATGGAATTTAATGGCAGGCGGTAATGAGCAAAGTGCTTTAACCACAGACGGTGATCTTGTTATATACAGTGGATCAGGTCCTGCAAGATTACCAATTGGTACAGAAGGACAAGTATTAACAGTAAGCACCGCAGGATTACCTGCTTGGCAATACTGGGGTAGACAAGATCATGTTTACTATGTTGGTCCAAATGGAAGTGATACTGGTGATTATCCAAGTTACGGTGCAACACTAGATAGACCTTTTGCATCAGTGCGTAGAGCGGCAACTGCTATCGAACAAGGTGTTCTTAATCCAAATGCTATTGATAATCTAAGATTAAATCGTCAGTTCATTCAGAGAGAAACAGTTGAATGGGTTGACTATCAAATAGCAAATAGTATTGCTCCATTTACATCTAGTTTCACTTACAACAAAGATAAGTGTTACAGAGATACAGGACATATGATTGATGCTATCATTTGGGATTTATCACATGGTGGTAACACAAGATCAAGAAATGTTGCATTTACATATTTCACAAAAGCAGGCGCAAGTTATGTTGCAGGTCAAGAAGATGAAACTGTAGCGGCACTGAATTATGCTAAGTCATTAACAGATGTGGTGCTAACAAAAGTAGATCCTGCAACAAACTATCAAACCGAAAACAGTTATACACCTGCTATTGCACAAATTAAAACTAGTGGCACTGAAGAAACAGGTGCACAAGCAATAATTAACAGTTTAATTAAAATTGTAACAGATGCAATTGAAGCAGGTGATACTGATGATATTCCTGCAGAAGAACAAGTACAAAAAACAATTTTTGTTGCAACAGGTGAATACAAGGAAGTGCTACCAATTATTGTTCCAAAAAATACAGCAGTGGTTGGAGACGAATTACGTTCAACAAGAATTAAACCAAGTTTAGATACAGACTACACACAGTCAAGCGATGTGGAATACAGTCTTGCTGGAATTACACACCTAAAGAGTATTATTGATGATATTATTACAGGAACATCAATTACAAAGCAAACTGGTAACACAAGAACACAAAGTACAGCAGTGCCTGTAGGAACTGCAACAGAAGCATCACTTGCACAAGCAAAAGCAGATCATTTAATTGACTCGATTACATATTGGACAGCAGACACACAAGACTCTACTGCTCCTGTTGTAGATGGTGGACAAACTAGTGTTAATATTAGTGATGTTGATATCACAACAAATCCTAGTTTAGTAAGAATTACAACTGCTACTGCACACGGTTTACAAGATAGACAAGAAATACACATTACAAACGTTGGCGGTACTATTGAACTTAATAATAGAATTTACTATGCTGATGTTATTTCAACAACAACTTTTGATCTTTACGAAGATTACAAGATGACTGTTGGAGTAGATGGTACAGACTACACTGCACATACTTCGGGTGGTACATTGAAGTTTGGTGGTAATGAAATTACTGCTGATCAAGATATTCATAATGCGGCAAGACAGTTATATCTTAACAAAGAATTTTTAGTTGATGATGTAGTTGAATATATTAACAACACATATCCAAGTTATACCTACAGCGAAGAAAAATGTAAGCGTGATACACGTGAATACATTGAAGGATTTATTTACGATCTAATGTATGGCGGTAACTATAGAACACATTACAATGCTAAATGGTATTCAAACAGTGTTTTAGGTTCAGTAACTGAAGATATGTTCTACATGCGTAACGGTAGTGGACTAAGAAACTGTTCACTTAACGGACTAACAGGAGTGCTTGGAACTGCTAACAGTTACGGCACTAAGCGTCCAACAGCAGGTGCATTTACTTCACTTGATCCAGGTTGGGGACCAGCAGACGGTAATGCTTGGATTACAACAAAATCACCATACATACAAAATGTATCAAACTTTGGTACAGCGGCTGTTGGATTAAAAGTTGATGGTAGTTTACACGACTCTGGTAACGATTCGATTGTTGCAAACGATTATACACAGATTATTTCCGATGGTATTGGTTGTTGGATCACAAACTTAGGTAGATCAGAACTGGTATCAGTATTCTCATACTATGGACACATTGGTTATCTTGCAGAAAATGGCGGTAAGATACGTGCTACAAACGGTAACTCATCTTATGGTACATTTGGTTGTGTTGCTGAAGGTGTTGATGCAACTGAAATTCCAATTAGTGGCACAGTAAACAACAGATACAGCGAAGCACTTGTTGATAGTGTGCTGACTGACCAAGTAAAAGTGATGAGATTGTTCTTTAAGAACGCAGGTATTAACTACGAAGGAACAAGCACGTTTACAATCACAGGCGACGGTGCAGGAGTACAATCAATTGGTGATGAAGTAAGAGATCAAGCAGTGTTTGATGTAAGACTATTAAACACTGATGTTGACTCAGACGGCGAAGGCGACTTTGGTGGTAAAGATTACGGCTTTGCTGAAAACACAGCACAAAGTGGTGACACTATAAAAATTAGAATTTCTAACACAGATACTGCAAACACAGGCGACTACAACGGAATGAGGATTTTCCTAACAAGTGGTTTAGGTGTAGGACAGTACGGATACATTGGTTCTTATAATGCTGGTAACAAAGATGCAACTGTTTATAGAGAATCAGATGATGAGCCAGGTTGGGATCATATCATTCCAGGAACAACTATCAGCGAATTGTTAGATGGAACTACAAAATATATTATTGAACCTAGAATTGATATTGCTGAACCACCTTACAGCAGTGCTTCACAAAGTTATGGTGGAGCAATTCAATCACAGCGTAACGCTCTAGCATACGGTAATGATAGATTTATCATGGTTGGTACAAGTACAAATGCTACAAGATTTGCAACTGATCCAACTAGTTGGGCCGCAGGTGGTAACTTATCACAGAGTGGAACATGGACTGCACTTTCATATGGAGCAGGTGATGACTCTGTATATACTTGGGTATGTGCAAATCAAGGTACAAACGTATTAAATTACTCTAGAGATGATGGTGCAAGTTGGACAGCAGGTACACTACCTTCAACAAGTGATTGGACATCAAGCGTATATGGTGATGACAAATTTGTAATGGTTGCGTCAAATACAACAGCGGCGGCTTACAGTTCGGACGGTGATACATGGACAGCAACTACATTACCTAGTTCACAAAACTGGAAAAAAGTAATTTATGGGTTTGATCAATTTATTGCTATCGGCGATACAGCAACTTTCGCACAGTCAAGCGACGGTATTACTTGGAATTCAAAAGCATTCCCGGCATTTACTGATACAAATACAAATGTAAAAGATATTACTTGGGGTAACGGACGTTACGTAATGATCGGTGACAAAGGAACACAAGGCTTTGCAAGTTTTGACGGTAATACATGGTTTGAGATTACAGTTGATTCAACAGCAGACAGTTCAATTGGCGGCGGTGACGCATTTATTGAATACGGACATGGCGCTTTTGTTTGGTTCTCAAGCACCAATGGACAAATTAAAGCAGTCGATAATATCGGAGCCGCAGATGCACTTAGAAGCCAAGGCACTTATCAAATTGGTGCAAGTGATTATACTACATCAGCATCAGGTAATGATGCAACGTTTACAGTTGTTGTAGATGAAACAGGCGCGGCAACGGTTACTATCAAAACTGAAGGTAAACAATTTGCTGACGGAGAAACTATTACTATTACTGATGCCAACCTAGGTGGTGGCGGAGCCGCTGATCTAACTTTTGATGTTGACGGTATTAGAACTACAGAACAAGCGGCAGTATCAAATGATGGTGTTAACTGGAGAGCAAAAACAAATGGTGTAACAAATGGTGTGTATTCAGCGTTTGCGTTTGGTAATCCAGAACATAGACCAACATGGTTTGCACTACAAAGCGGTTCAGGAACTGGTGCATTAACAAGAGCAGGAGCAAAAGCCTTTGTAAGAGCGGTTGTTGCTACAGGAAAAATTGCAAGATTTATTATTGGTGAAACAGGTTCAGGATACAGTACAACACCAACACTGACAATTACAGATCCAAATAACACTATCGAAGCACCATTCCAAGTAAGAGTTGGAGACGGCGCATTAGGTAACCCAACTATACTTGCTGGCGGTACTGGTTATGAAACTGCAAGTGCAACAGTAAGTGGTTCAGGAACTATTGATGCTTTCCAAACAGGAAAAAATATTTTTGTTCAAGGATTAAGTGATACACCTAAAGCAGGTAGTAACGTTGAGTTTAACAACCTACCAGGCAAGTACTATAAGTTGGTTACAGTTAGAGAATTGACAGGAACTGCACCAAATATTAGTGCAAAACTACAAGTATCACCAGACATTCCAGTAGATACTGCTCCTCCACATGAGGATGATACAACATTAAGATTAAGATATTCACAGGTTCGTCTAACAGGTCATGACTTCCTAGACATTGGTACAGGTAACTTTACACAAACAAATTACCCAGGACTACCAAATCAAGATCCAGATGCAGACAACGAAACAGTTGTTGGCGGTGGTGGTAGAGTGTTCTTTACATCTACTGACCAAGATGGTAACTTTAGAGTAGGTGACTTGTTCAGTGTTGAACAAAGTACAGGTGTTGCGACACTTGATGCTGATGCGTTTAACATTGCAGGACTAAATGAACTTTCGTTAGGTTCAGTTGAACTTGGCGGAACTGGTGCTGTTATTACTGAATTCAGTACTGACGGTACGTTTGCGGCAAACTCGGATAGCGTAGTGCCTACACAGCGAGCAATTAGAACATTTATTAATGCTCAAATTGGTGGCGGTAATTCCGAATTAAACGTAAATATCCTTACAGCAGGTGTTATTGAGATTCAAGAGAATCAAATTACAACAACAACTGGTGTGGATATTAAGGTTAAAGCCAAAATGAACTTCACCGGCGGTATTGACGGTGATGCGGTAGCACTACAAAGAATGCTATTAAGTTAATAAAGGAGAGTAAAAAATGGCAACAGGTAGACTAGGAGCAGTTAATTTGACATCAGGTACAAATACTACTGCTTACACATGTCCAGCAAGTACATACGCAGTCGTTACTGTATCCTTTTGCAACAGATCAAACTCTGCCGCGGGTTTAAGATTAGCGGTTGCGGCCGCTGACACACCGACGGACGCTGAATGGGTTGAGTTTGATACTGAAATCATGGCAAAAGCGGTATTAGAACGTACTGGTCTTGTATTGGACGCAGGAAAGAAAATTGTAGCATATAGCAGTGGCGAAGCAACGAGTGTTGTGGTCATGGGTATTGAAACTCCTGCTTAATGCTAAATACTAACAGTTAAAGGAACAAAACACTATGGGTAGATATATTACAACAACTGGAACTAGCGGTGCTGTATTAGTCGAAAAAAGTTCAGCCTATACTGCAAGAGTCAATGACAGAATCCTTTGTGATTCATCGAGTGCGGCTTTTACAATTACATTACCTGCCAATGCAGGACTTGTAAAAGGTGACACTCTACAGGTAATTGATGCTAATGGTAACTTTGGTACAAACAATGTTACACTAGGCAGAAACGGTTCTAAGATTCAGTCATTAACTGAAGACTTGGATTTGAACATTAATAACTCATCGACTACATTAATGTACAGTGGCGACACTTACGGTTGGATTATTATTGGTTCATAATAGGATCATTTGATTAGGAGATAAACATGGCAAACCTGAAAAGTTTACTTGATAAGGCAACTACAACGGACTTTAATCCTAATGATCCGTCAATGCCTAAAAATAAGTTTTACAACTGTCAAGTAACGTTTGCTACAACGTGTGGTGTTTCACACAACAGAGACCAGTGTAAACACGAGTTTTGCTGGACACCAGAGCCTGATGTTTCTAAAATTAAAATTCAAGCATGGGGCGGAGGCGGAGGCGCCGCAGGTGTATGTTGTTGTCAATGGGGATTCTCGGGTGGTTCAGGTGCTTATGCTGAACTAAGTGAAGTCGACGTTTCAAGTTGTAAAACAGAATACAGAATTTGTATTGGCCCACCTAGTTGTTGTGCTCCTACTTTCGCTTGTGGATATAGAGGATGTAAAACTTATATTACCAACGGTTACATGACAAGATCAAATGGTGATTCAGTAAGTAACTTCTGTGCAGAAGGCGGTGTAGTAGGTTGTAGTTTATGTTTTATGTTTAACTGTATTGGTTGTGGTACTTGTTTAGATCCAAGATACGACTCTTGTTGTGCATGTTGGTATGATGCAGATGTAGGATTTCCAGGCAGACTAGGCGGTATTGCCACTCACTGTGTAAACAACAATGCATGTTGGTATAAACACTATACTACTGTTCCAGGATATTTAGATGAATGTGGTTATAGATATGATTTAACCAGATTCTGTGCATATAATATGCCAGGCGGATTTGATGGTTGTAGAGTTGGCCAAGGCCTAATTGGCGCCGGCGGATCTCACCAATCAGTTCCTGGTAAAGGTGGAATTTCAGGATCAGCACTAGGCGGAAACTGCTACTGTGGTGGTCCAGGTGGTCCAGGATTAGTAAGAATAGACATGTTTAGTTAAGGAAAGGTAACAATGGCAAATTTAAGATCATTAATTGGAAGTGTAAGTGTAAATGACATTAAACCGTTGTCAGACAACTGTACAATGTTGTTTTTCCCACACTGTCAGTGTTACTGTAACTCAGATTATTCGGGTAACTGTTACCTATACTGGTGTGCTCCAGAAAACGTTACATGTATGAAGGTTGAAGTATGGGGCGGTGGAGGCTCTGGTGCAGGATCTTGTTGTTGCATGGGAGGTACACCGGGCGGTTCAGGCGCATGGGCATACAAGTGTATGAATTCAGACGATGGAGATTTTGCCGCAGGTGATTGTTATGCATTATATCCAGGACCTGCTACTTGTTGTGCAAGATGTTGCTGTGGTATTTTAGGTTGTAAAGGATACGTTACTGGAACAGGTTTAACGAATTTCTGTGCTGACGGCGGTAATGCTGGTCAGTCATGTTGTTTTGTGCATTGGGGAGCATTTAACTGTATGGGTAATAACTGCGGTTACTACTATACTAACAGAATGTGTTGTCAGTGTTGCAGATGCTACTACGGTGCAGACGGTGGTACACCAGGTCGTCCAAGTGCTATTTGGGCTCAGTGTACTTGTGGTGCATGTTATTGGCAGTTGCTATATCACTATCCAGGTGGTATTAACAACAACAAAGGTGGATTTACAACAACAAGACAGATGGGTAACGCTTGTAACTCAGAATGGTCACGTTGTGTAAGAGGTAACATTGCTTGGTCAACTGGTGAATCAGGACACTTACCTGGTGTAGGTGGACCAAGTGCTAGTGCTTGTGGCGGAGGATGCTGTTATGGTTATCCAGGAGCCGCTGGACTGGTAAGAATTACATGGAACGATAATTAAAGGTAAATATTAGCATGGCACAGTTAAGTTCATACGTACAAACACTAAAACTAAACGCAGGAGAATCAGTTTCTGATCTACCAGCAGGTTGTCAGTTTGTTTACAGTTCTAGTTGTTGGTCTTGTCCGTCATTTGGTAACTATCAACAGTACTGCTGTTTTTCATTTATTGTACCAAGTGATGCTGTTAGAGCAACATTTGAAACTTGGGGATCAGGCGGCGGAGGCGGCGTAACTTGCTGTTGTATGGCTGGTAATCCAGGCGGCGGTGGCGCTTATGCACGTAAAACAATCTCTGTAACATCAGGTCAGTGCTATGATCTATGTTTAGGTGAAGGTGCATGTTGTCACAATGGTAGAAACGGATTTAGAGGTTGCGAAAGTGCAATTAAAGGAACAGGCATTAACATGTGTGCGGCAGGTGGTAAACCTGGATGTTCATTCTGTTTTCCGGGCTGTGGTTGTTATGTAACAGGCTATTGTTGTTGTCGTGCTTGGAACTGCGGTTGTTGTATTAATGATAACCCTGCAGAAGCAAGTGGTGGCGACTTTATGGTATGCGGTGTAAGAGGTTGGTTCCAACACAGACGCTGTGGTGGACACTGCTGTCACAAACACCATATTCCATATCCAGGCGGACTGGTTAATAAATGTGGTGGAACTGTAGCAGTTCAATCAGGTGGTAGAGGATTTGATACATACGTAAACTGTGCGGCAATGAACAACGTTGGTTGGAATAGACATTCTCCGCAGTACGTACCAGGAATGGGTGGACCTACTTATGTAAGATGGTCAGGCGGTTGTATGTGTGGATCTTATGGTTCTCCAGGACTAATTCGTATTACATGGTTTGATGCTTAAATATAAGGAAATTAATTAGAGGAACAAAATGGCTGTACAACATATTACACACACTTTTGATTATGATCTTCCAGACAAGTATCTATATCAAACTAATGAATTAGGATTAACTGCAAGTTGGACTTATAGAGGTCCAAGAAGAATGTGGGTGCATGTAAGTCGTGCAACTAACAAACTTTTACCATCAGACAGTTGTATGGAAGATGACGGAACTCCGGAAGTAGCAGAAAAAGCAAGAACACACGCAGGAAACGATTGTTATGCTGTGTTAGTTGACGCCATGGAACACCCAATTATTGCAAGTGTGATGTGGATGGATATTGATCAAGCAGACTTTCCGCAGGTAGAATTTACACGTGAAGATATTGATCCTAGCGACACAACAGTATATTATTCAAGGGCGGCTACTCCAACACTTGATCATACATATGAAGTAGGTGATATTACTTGGAATCACGAAACAGAACAGTGGACATATCCATTACCATGGAAACAGCCACACATGACTGAAGAAGAATTACAGCACGGCAAGAATCAAATTATTTTAGATGCAACACAGACTAAACAAGACTTAGTTGCTAACAACGCCAGCGGCGAATATAATGATTTAATTGCAAAAATTGACACATACATTGCAGAATTAAATGCACTTGATGACAAGTTTCCAAGAGATTCTTGGGATCCATGGATGATTCCTTTTCCATTAGATCCAAGAGTTGACAGTGAAGACAGTGTCTTACCTGAAGGAGAAGAATAATGAGCAACACTCCTAGTTGGATTCCAGAAATTGAAGTAAAATACGAATATCCTATTCCTAACAAATATCTAGAGCAAAGTGATTCGGAAGGTAAAAAAGGAAACTACACATACGTAGGACCTGAAAAAATTTGGATTTTTGTTAACAATGAAACTAAAAAAATCGAAGTTAACATGGATGCTTGGGCATATGATCCAGAAAATGAACATCAAGAAAAAGAAGTTAAAACATTCTGTGGACTAGGACACACTCCTGTGTTAATTGATGCTAACAAGCAACCTTTACTTGCAACACTGATTTGGCAAGACACAGAACCACATGAAAACTATCCATGTAAAGCATGGAGAGATCCAGACACAAACGAAGTAATTTATTGGGAAACAGATCCACTTATTCCTGATGATGCTTATGATCAAGAAAATATTGTGTATGATTTTGATAAAAAAGAATTTGTAACACCTTTCCCTTACGAACGTCCAGGTATGACAGAAGAAGAATGGGAAGGCATGAGAACAGCATTGATCAACACAGCAACAGACGATTTAAATGAGTCTGAAATGACTGACCCTAATAATGCTGAGCATAGAGCAAAACTAGTTGCTTATAAGACTGCACTTGAAAATATTTGGACAAAATATCCAAAAGAAGACGGTTGGAGACACTATCATATTCCATTTCCTAAACACCCATTCGGTGATGCAGGCGAAGGAAACCGTTTTGATGCAAGCGAATCAATCGATCCAGATCGTTCGACAGTAGACAACAACGATTAATCACTTTTAAAACCAGTAAAATAATGGTCCTATAAATATCTGTACGTTAAGCAATGTACTAATAAAGGACCATTAAACATGACAAAAAGATCAACAGCGTTTTATATTAACGGCGGAGCAGGCAGAGTAATTGCTAGTATTCCAGCGTTAGAAAATTTTAGAAAAGAAAATCCAGACGATGATTTTATCATTGTTTGTGAAGGCGGAACAGAGTTTTACAAAGGTCATCAAGACCTAGATAAACGTGCATACGATGTATGGCATAAAAATTTATTCCAAGATAAGATTAAAGAAAGAAACAGTGTAAGTCCAGAACCTTATAGGGTATGGCACTATTATAATCAAAAATGCAGTCTTGCACAAGCATTTGATATGATTATTAATAACCAAGAAGAACCAAGAGACTTACAAAAACCAAATATTAGACTTAATAGAGAAGAAATCCTCAACGGTGAAATTACGCTTAACGAAGTAAAACAAATGACCGGTAAGGATAAGGTTGTTGTTATTCAACCTTTTGGTAGAGGTATTAGTTATAGAGATGGTGTGTTTAACGATAGTACATCAAGAAGTATTGAGTTTAGCGATCTAGTCAAAATTATTAAAGGGTTACATCAAAAAGGCCATGCTGTTATGATCATGGCAGAAATGCAGATTGATTTTAGCAACAATGATATCAAAGTGCCAATCCCAACACCAACAGGTATTAATCTACGCCAATGGTCAGGCTTAATTAAAGGTTGTGAATATTTTATTGGTTGCGACAGTGTAGGACAACATATTGCACACGCTGTAGGTACTCCAACAACAAGTATTACAGGTAGTACATTCCCTGTAAATATTTCACATCCTGAAGATCCTATGTTCGACATTATTGATCTTGGGGCAGAAGATAGAGAATATGCTCCTATTAGAATTGCACCTGATGATACTTGTGATAGAATGAACGATGGTATTATGGCAATGACTAATGCACAGATTGAAAAAGTAATTAAGAGTGTACAAAACGGATTAAAAAAACATCCTAAAAAACAAAGTGCTATTGTAGAAAAAGCAAAACTTGCAGGTGAAGGACAAGAACAGCAAGGTGAAGTTTGTCCTGTACACGGAGTGGTTCATGAACACGGACATACACATAGTCCTCAACAACAGCCTATTCCATCTGCGGCAATGAATCCAGCAATGGCAACTTCAACTGCAATGAGTTCACAATTTGGTGTAGTACCACCTTTTGCTAAAGGTACTAAGGAGTAAATTATGTCAGAAAAGAAACCTGTTTGGATTGCCGGTATTGCTAGAGGACACAATGCTGGTGTTTGTTTACTTAAAGATGGAGAGATTGTTTTTTCAATTGAAGAAGAAAGATTATCCAGACAAAAGTATGATGGCGGCCCGCTAGCCTCTATGGTTAAAATTTTAGATTACACAGATAAACTAGATTACCTTGTAGTTGCACATACACAAAGTTTAAAAGAAACTGCGCCGAGAGTTGATTACACAGGCGATGATATCTATACCGGACTTGCACGTAAACTAGGATTGATTAATAGAAAAGATAATCCTTATGAACACAGTCAGGTAATTGATTTAAGTTTTGTACACCACAAGTTACATGCGGCATGTGCTTTTTATCGTTCAGGATTTAAAGAAGCAGTAGGTGTTATTGTAGATGGTGCTGGAACATTTGTTCCTCTAAACTATGGAGGAGAAACTGTAGTTGGTTATGAAACTGAAACTATTTTCAGTTGCAATTACCCTGCTGATTTCAAAACTTTGTTTAAACATTTAGGTGTACGTGAAGGAAAAATTCACAGCATTAACCCTAAGTTTGATAGTTCAATGTATAACGAAGACGGTACCCACGAATGTCATATCACAGATACTGCAGGTATTACAAAAGTATATGAGGCAGTGACAGAGTTTTGTGGATTTAGTTCTATTGAAGCAGGTAAGACCATGGGATTATTTCCATATGGTAAACCCAATGATAAAATTCCGCAGTTGTTTATGAACGACGGTAAACGTCCTACGTCTAACAGAAATGCAATTATTCCTAATTATCCAAACGGTGCATTTGTAAACTTGTTTGCTTATAGCGAACTTGAAGATTCAGAAAATTCGAGGCAGGAAAACGTTGATCTTACAACACTGCCAAGTAGGAGAGATCTTGCTTATGCATGTCAAACACAGACACAAGAACAAGTTACAAACCTGATTAGAAAAGCAGTTGAAATGACAGGTCAAAAAAATGTTGTTGTATCAGGCGGTTATGGTTTGAACTGCGTAGCAAACTATCATTATCTTGAAGCGTTAAAAGATGAAGGTATTAACTTATATGTTGAGCCTGTGTCCAATGATGCTGGAACAGCAATGGGTGCGGCTTTATATGTGCATAGAAACCTAACACAAGACACAACTGTAAACAATGATATTAAAGAAACTTTATATCTCGGTCCTAAGTATGATATTTCAATGGACGATATTAAAAAACTTGCAGAAGAATACGATGCAGAAGTTACAGAAACAACCAGTGAAGCAGTTGCAAACTTAATTGCTGATAGAAACATTGTTTCGTTATTCCAAGGACGCAGTGAAAACGGTCCTAGAGCATTAGGTAACAGAAGTATTTTATATGATCCAAGAGATCCAGACGGTAAAGACTTTGTAAACAACGTCAAACACAGAGAATATTTCCGTCCATTTGCAGGCAGTGTATTACAAGATGATGTGCATGACTGGTTTGACCTACGTGGCATGGAAGAATCACCTAGCATGATGTATGCTGTTAATGTAAAAGCCGGCAAAGAAACACAAATTCCTTGTATTATTCATGTTGATGGTACATGTAGAATTCAATCAGTAACCCAAGAAACTAACCCACACTACTATGAATTAATTAAACACTTTAAAGATATTACACAAATTCCAATGGTGTTTAATACAAGTTTCAACTTAGGAGGAGATCCTTTGGTGGAAACCTTGGAAGATGCATTTGAAACTCTCAAACGCAGTAAAATAGAATATCTATATCTTCCAGAAACAGGCGCACTAGTAAAAATCGCTAACGAATAAATATATACATGATTGATTGGTTAAGAGATTTTTTTAGTAAGGGTGATAAAAACACCATTAATATGCGTCAGGGCGCCAACTTTTCCTACAGTGGTCCTTGGGTCAAGTTGGTGCCACTTCCTTCTACCACAAAATTAGATGAATTTTTCTTAGGTCAGTTCGCGGCGGCTGAATACACTATTGTTGCAGATTATGATTTCAATAACAGAGAAACTGTAAAGTGTTTGGTAACAGCAGGGCAAAACGAAGCAGATGTTACAATCTATGGTAGATCAAATCTAGGCCAACGCATTATTGATATTGACGTTGAAGTCAACAATTCAAGTGTTAAAGTAAGCGTAAAACCACAAAATGACGATAGTACTGACATGAGCGGTGCTAAAGTATTCTTTGCGGCAACCTATTTTAAAGCAGTAAATCCGCCTACAGCATAA